AAGGTAGATGCTTTAAGCCTTCCCTATCAAAGGGAAGGTGTTCACGTTAAGAATGCTGGTTGTTGCTTTTGCATTCTCTTGCGTGATAAAGTGTCATTCGACACATACATCTGCCCTAGCAGATTATGGCAGTTGTACTTGTCGAATCTTTTTAACGATAGGCTCGAGACCTGATGCCTAGATTATGTACAGATATAACTACATGTTCTGGGTTATCAACAACATAGGGTTTGATCTTGCTTAGTTTGTTTTTATAAAGCTCTTAATGTTCTATTGTTTTTATATTATATAAATAAATAATGATTAATAATTTCTTCAAATAATAATTGGATAAAAGTTATTTATATCAAGAAGTTATTCCATTAATACGTATACACATTTGCATATGGTTAGGTAACTACATGTGTATCTAATCTCTCACATCTTTCCTTACTAGTAACAATATATATTATTATTAATAAGGGGGGGTAGTATTAATAAATATACTCTGCTTTTATAAGAACCACACTAGTTTTATCAAAGGGAAAATGGAGGACTTCGTCCTATTCAGCAAGGGGTAATTAAAAGAATTGTAATTATCTCTAATTACCTCTTGACTTTTGATTAAAAGTATGATATAATATTAGTATAATAAGAAATTAGTAATAGTTATAGTAATAGTTATAGTTATATAATCACTTAATTATTAATCAATGTATGATGAAGAGGAGACACCTGTGTCATGGGTAGAAGAACTATTGATGCAACAAATGAGATAAGGGCATCCCAGGGATTACCTCTCATTAAAAGAAAGACTAAGAGACCAAAGGTACGTAAGAGTAATGCAATATTACCAGCATCTAAGAAAGCTAGATCTCAAGAGGTTCTTGCTCAACTACTTAACTCTAAGGGTAAGCGGGTTGTAGACAAGGTCCTAAAGAAAGCTCTGGATGATGACGATGATGATCAAATGGCTTGTTTAAAGATTGTTATGGATAGAGTCCTTCCAACAGATTATATTAATAAAATGAAAAGTAATGGTAATCAAATTCAGATACACATTTCAGGTGTAGAAGATCCTAAAATAAACGAAGTAGATGTAATAGACATGGAGACAGTAAATGGCACGAAATGATTTAGCTAATAATGCTTTTAGGAATGCACAGAGACTCCTGGATAATACCATGGATAAGACCTTTGAGCCTGTTACGACTATAACACGTCAGGATGCCACTAAGCTTGCTCATAAGATGAAGCTTGATGATACTGTTACTAATCTGGATGGTTCTCCTTTTAATATAAACATGAATCAAAATTATGGTGAAGCAGACGTATTACCTCTTGCGCCCGATGCTACTATTGAATCAGGTATAACTGAAGAAGATTTGCTACCTAAAAAAAATTGGAAGGGCATACCCTTTCTTGATGACATGGTTGAAAAGGTTGACAAGCTTGGGAGTGACTTTCAAGATTATATGCAACCTTATCTACCTAATGATACAGAACCTAGTGAGACGTTTCAAGAGAGCTTAAAGGCTGCTGAAAGCAAGGGTGACTATGAAGTAGTTAATAATCTAGGTTATATGGGAGCATATCAATTTGGTGATCTTAGACTAAAGGATTATAAAGCAGCTAATAATATTAAGTTTACTAATAAAGAGTTTTTAGCTGATAAAGGACTACAAGATAAAGTATATGATTGGCATGAAAAAGATATTAAAAACTATATTAAAAAACATCAACTTGAAAACTATATAGGAACAACAATTAATGGAACTGAGGTTACAATGAATGGTCTATTAGGAGTTGCTCATTTAGGTGGAAATGCTGGAATGAGGAAGTTCCTTAAGACTGGCGGAGCATATAATCCAGATGATGGTAAAACTAAATTGTCAGACTATCTAAAAAGATTTAAATAATTGACTGATTTAAATGTAAAGCTGCATGATAAGCAGCGAGAAGTATTTAATAGCACAGAAAGATTTAAGATTGTAGCAGCAGGAAGAAGGTTTGGAAAGTCTAGGCTTGCAGCCTGGATACTATTAATAGAAGCATTACAGTCTACATCAAAGGATGTATTCTATGTTGCACCTACATACCAGCAAGCTAGGGACATTATGTGGGGAGTACTTAAAGAATTAGGACATGAAGTTATTTCTGCAGCTCATGAGAATACGTCCGTCCTTACACTAGTAAATGGTCGTAAGATATATTTAAAAGGTGCAGATAGACCGGATACCCTACGTGGTGTTGGACTAGCTTATGTAGTAATAGATGAATATGCTGATATTAAACCAAACGTATGGGAACAGATTTTACGTCCAGCATTAGCTGACGTTCAGGGTGGAGCTCTATTTATTGGAACACCTAAAGGTCGTAACCACTTTTATGAACTATGGAAGTATGCTGAAGGGCAAAAGGATGATGACTGGCGTGCTTTTCATTATTCTTCTTATGATAATCCATTAATACCTGCTAGTGAAATAGAGGCAGCAAAGAACTCAATGAGTAGCTTTGCATTTAGACAAGAATTTATGGCTTCCTTTGAAGCAGCATCACGAGACATATTTAAAGAGGAATGGATACATATAGATGAAGACGAACCTGAAGATGGGAATTATTTTATTGCAGTTGACTTGGCAGGATTCATTAAGGTGGATAAAGACGCAGGAAACAAGAATAGTAAACTGGATGAAACAGCAATTGCAATCGTTAAGGTCCATGAAGAGGGCTGGTGGGTTGCTGATATTAAACATGGTAGATGGGACATTAAGGAAACTTGTGAACAAATCTTCTCAGCTGTTAGAGAGTATGAACCAACAAAAATAGGTATAGAGAAAGGTAGCTTAAAGAACGCTGCTCTTCCATATCTAATGGATCTAATGCAAAAGAATGGATTATTCTTTAGAATTGATGACTGTACTCATGGAAATCAAAAGAAAACAGAAAGAATAGTATGGGCACTACAAGGAAGGTTTGAACATGGAAGAGTAACACTAAACTATGGTTCATGGAATAATCATTTCATTGATCAACTAGTGAATTTTCCTAATAGTCAGTTACATGATGATTTGGTTGATGCTTTAGCTTATATTGATCAAGTTCAAGTTGTAGATGTACACTTTGAAGATGTAGACGAGGATTACGAAGTACTAGACGTAGTCAGTGGATATTAATTAATAGGACATAACATGGCAGAATATAAAGCACCATCACAATTAGTTACTTGGGTTCAAGGACACTTAGAGGACTGGAGAGATAGTAGAGATTCTAATTATCTTGAGAGTTGGAAAGAGTATGAAAGACTATGGAGAGGCGAATGGGCTGCTCAAGATAAGCTAAGAGAGTCTGAAAGAAGTAGAATTGTATCTCCAGCACTACAAGAAGCTATTGAGAACCATGCATCTGAAATTGAAGAGGGTGTCTTTGGGTCGGGAGATAGCTTATTTAGTATTGATGATGACATGGCTGATAAAGATGATAAAGATATTCAATATCTTCAACAGTACATGAAAGAATGCTTTAAAAAGAATGGATTACGTAAGAATGTAGGTGATATTATCTTATTAGCTAGTATTTATGGTACTGGTATTGGAGAACTTTCACTTAAAAAGACAACAGAACTTATGCCAGCTACTCAACCTATGGACGAAGTAGAGAGTATTGCTATAGGTACAGTCTCAAAAGAGAAGTTTAACGTTATACTTAACCCTATTAGTCCTCAAAACTTCCTAATTGATCCAAATGCTACAAGTATTTCAGATGCAATGGGTGTTGCTATTGAAGAGTTTGTATCTTCACATAAAGTAGCAGAGAATATGGAGTCAGGTGTCTATAAAAAGGCTGATCTTGGTGGTAATGCTTCAAATGACCTTGATTTAGAAGAATCATGGATAGATGAAGAATATGATCATGATAAAGTTAAGGTAGTTAGGTACTATGGTCTTGTTCCAGAGAAACTTATTGACAGTCCAGAAGATGGAGTAATTGATTTTGTAGAAGGTGGTACAGATTTACTAGCAGAGTATGGAAATCTTGTAGAAGCTATCGTAGTAATTGGTAATGATAATGTTCTTCTTAAAGCAGAACGTTCTCCTTACATGATGAAAGATAGACCTGTTGTTGCTTACCAAGACGATACAGTTCCTAATAGATTCTGGGGTCGTGGTGTAGCAGAAAAAGGTTATAATATGCAAAAGGCTATAGATGCTCAATTAAGAGCTCATCTAGATAGCCTAGCGTTAACTACAGCACCTATGATGGGAATGGATGCAACTAGACTTCCTCGTGGAGCTAAATTTGAGATCCGACCAGGTAAAACATTACTAACGAATGGTTCTCCTGCTGAAGTTCTAATGCCATTTAAGTTTGGTCAAACAGATGCATCTAATTTAACTACAGCAAAAGAATTTCAACAAATGCTTTTACAAGCAACTAACACATTAAACACAGCTGCTGATATGAAACAACCAACAGGTGGTGAATTATCAGTAACACTTTCTACAATACTTAAGAAGAATAAACGAACTCTAGTAAACTTCCAAGAAAACTTCTTAATACCTTTCATTGAGAAAGCAGCACATAGATTTATGCAGTTTGATCCAGAACACTTCCCAGTAGCAGACTATAAGTTTGTTCCTAATGGATCATTAGGTAATCTAGCTAAAGAAGTAGAACAAATACAATTTATTAATCTACTTAAAACTTTAGGACCTACTAGTCCTGTTGTACCTCTGTTATTACAAGGTATTGTAGCTAATTCTAGTCTTGCTAATAAATCAGATATTAAGATGGTTCTACAACAATCACAACAACAAGCTCAACAACAAACCAAACAGCAACAACAAATAGTTATGGCTCAGGCACAAGCTCTTATACAGTTACAGCAATCAGAAGCACAAGAGAATACTGCACAAGCACAGAACTATATGGTTAGTGCTCAAATGAAGCCTCAAGAGGTACAAGCTAAGATGATGACAGCTTTAGCTACTAATTTACCTAGTGAAGCTGAAGAACAAGAAGCAGAATTCAAACGAAGAGTTCAAACTGCAGAGCTAATGCTTAAAGAACAAGAGTTACAAATGAAAGAAAAAGACATGATCGATAATAAAGAGATTGTAAAGATGCAGATGTCTAAGAAATAGCTTGACTTTTATTTAAATATATGGTATAATATTAATATGGTAGATAAAGAATTGCAAGAGTACTATGAAGAGAGATTTAAAATGATGGTATCAAAAGGGTGGGTAGACTTAATAGAAGATGCTCAGAAACTCCATGATCAGTATAATAGCTTAAATTCTGTAGAGGATGAAAAAACTCTTAATAGAAGAAAAGGTCAACTAGATATACTTAATTGGGTACTAACATTAAAAACAGTTTCTCAAGAAACTTATGATGAGTTAGAAAATAATGAAGAAACTATTTGAATTTGAGTGTAGTCAATGTGGAGTCTTTGAAGACCTCGTTGAATATACTAAAAAACATGACTGTCCTACTTGTGGAAAGGTTGCTTATAAAGTTATAAGTACACCTTCAATCCAACTAGAAGGCTGGTCTGGGTCCTTTCCAGGTGCTGCTCTGTCCTGGGAAAAGAAACATTGGGATAAAACTAGAGCGGAACAAACAAAGGATACTGAGGATTAGTCCCCAAAGTAGCCTTCCTAAAATGCTATTAAGCACAGGAGAAATAATATGGCTGAAATAATAGAAGAAGTAGAAGATGAAATAGTAGAAGTACAAGCTCCAGAATTGGCAGTAGATTCAGATATGGTTGAAACAACATTAGCAGCAGAGTTAAAACCAATACCTGAAAAGAAACCAAAGGAAGAAGTACAGACAGAAGAAGATGACTTACCTGAGAAGTATAAAGGTAAATCTGCTAAAGAAATTGTAGCAATGCATCAAGAAGCTGAAAAGCTAATTGGTAAACAAGGATCTGAAGTAGGTGAACTAAGGCAAGTTGTTGATGATTTCATTAAAACACAAACTTCGAAAGAAGCATCGACTAAAGAAGCAGTAACACCAGAAGATTTTTTTGATAATCCTACCAAGAATGTTCAAAGTCAGATTGATAGCCACCCAGCTATTAAAGAAGCACAGCAAGCAGCTCAAGAGATGAAGCGTACTGCTACATTAACTAGGCTAAATGCAGAGTTTCCAGAACTGGAACAGATGGTACAAGACCCTGCTTTTGCAGAGTGGATCAAGGCTTCTAAAGTTCGTTCTGAACTATATAATAGAGCAGAAGTACATTTTGATTATGATTCTGGTCATGAACTACTTAGTAACTGGACTGACAAGCAAGAAAGAATTGCTAAGGTTACAGAGACAAGTAAGATTGATAAAGATAACCAATTGAAAGCGGCTAGTATAGGTAGTAAAGGAAGTAACGAACCTGTTTCTAAAAAGAAGTATCGTAGAAGCGATATTATTAAACTTATGCAAACGGACCCAGACAAGTATGATGCACTATCCGATGAGATAATGCTGGCTTACCAAGAAGGGCGAGTTATTTAAAATAACATTATAGAGAGGTAATTCACATGGCATATCCAACCCCAGCGGTTACGGTGACCACAGCTGCTACCTTCATACCTGAAATATGGTCTGACGAGGTAGTAGCAGCGTACAAGAAACACTTAGTAGCAGCGAATGTATTTAAAAAGATGTCCTTTAAAGGTAAAAAGGGAGATACAATTAATATCCCTAAACCTACAAGAGGCGCAGCTTCAGTTAAGGCAGCATCAACAGCAGTAACATTGATTGCAGCTACTGAAACTAACATTCCTGTATTGATTAATAAACATTATGAATATTCACGTTTCATTGAAGATATTGTTGAAGTACAAGCTTTATCATCACTTAGACGTTTCTATACAGATGATGCAGGTTATGCACTAGCTAAACAAGTTGATACAGACTTAGTTCAGTTAGGTAGAACTTTTAATGCGGGTGCTGCTACAGCTGCCTACACAAAAGGTTATGCAGGTAGTGATGGTACTACTCTGTATGTTGCTGGTTCTAATAACCAAGCAGCTCTTACAGACGTAGCTATCCGTAGAACTATTCAACGACTAGATGACAATGATGTACCTACAGATGGAAGATTCTTTATGGTTCCTCCTTCAGCTAGAAATACATTAATGGGTCTTGATCGTTATACAGCTATGGACTTTGTTGGTGAAGCAGGTAATTCAAACACAATTAGAAATGGACAAATTGGTAACCTTTATGGTATGCCAGTATATGTTTCTTCTAACTGTGATACAACATCCGGTTCAGCAGCAGCTAGAGTAGCACTAATGGGTCATAAAGACGCAGCAGTTCTAGTAGAACAAATGAGCGTTAGGTCTCAAACTCAATACAAACAAGATCATTTAAGTACTCTTTACACTTCAGATACAATCTATGGTGTTAAAGAATTACGTGATGATGCAGCGTTTGCATTAGTTGTACCTGCATAGTAAGTAATATTAGATAGCCCTCTTCGGAGGGCATATCTTTATATAGGAGATTTAAGATGGCTTGGTATAAATGTATACAATCAGGAAATAAAGTAGAATTCACATCTAAGTTAGACATAGATTCCATGAAAAGACACAATGGCTATGAACTAATCGAAGATGTAAAAAAGGAAGATAAGAAAAAGAGAAGTATATTTACTAAAAAAGAAGACTAGGAAAATAATATATGGCTATTTATAGAGGAGTAGGTGGAGCAGGAGATGCTAATACAGATGCAAGTAGTGCTGGAACATTAGCTACTACTAAAGCTGCTGAAGCTGCAGCCTCTGCCTCTGAAGCCTTAACGAGCAAAGATGCAGCCGCTACAAGTGCAGCAGCAGCATTAGCAAGTGAAAATGCAGCAGCAGGTTACGTAGATAACTTTGATGATAAGTATCTAGGTGCTAAATCCTCTGCTCCTACAACAGATAATGATGGAGATGCTTTAACAGATGGAGCTCTCTATTTTAATACATCAAGTAATGTCATGTTCGTATATGACTTAGGTACAACAACTTGGTTACAACTTACACTTACATCAAGTGATCAAACTAATGTTAATACTGTTGCAGGTATTGCATCCAATGTAACAACAGTAGCTGGGATATCAGCTAATGTTACATCGGTAGCTGGAAACGCATCAAACATTAATTTAGTAGCTGGTGATGCTTCAGATATTGGTGTAGTAGCAGGAATCTCTGCTAATGTAACTACAGTATCAGGAATAAGCTCTGACGTAACTACAGTAGCAGCGGATGGAACAGACATAGGAGTTGTCTCAGGTATTTCTGCTAACGTAACTACTGTTGCTGGAGTATCTGCAAACGTTACAACAGTAGCAGGAATTAGTGCAGATGTAACAACTGTAGCAGCTGATGGTACTGATATTGGAACAGTAGCTACTAATATAGCAAATGTTAATACTACTGCTACAAACATTAGTCCAGTTAATTACTTTGCTACACAATACTTAGGTGTATCTTCTTCAGCACCAACTACGACAGTTACTGGTGCTTTATATTACAACAATACCTCTGGTTCAGAACAACTATATGTATGGGATGGTTCAGCATGGCAAGCAGCTGCTTTCTCTGCTGCTGGTTCAGTAGTATCATTTAATACTAGAACAGGTGCTGTTACTTTATCAAGTGCAGATGTTGTTGGTGCTTTAGCAACAGGAGCAATAGCTACTGCTAAGATTGCAGATAGTGCAATAACAAATGCTAAGATGGCAGATGACTCAGTTGGTATAGCAGAGCTAAGTGCTACAGGAACTGCATCAGGTACTACATATTTAGCAGGTGATAATGCTTGGAAGAGTCTTTCTACTGATCCTACTATGGGTGGTGATCTAAGTGGAACAGCTTCTAATGCTCAGATAGTAGCAAATGCAGTAACAGCTACAGAGATTGCTGCAGATGCAGTAATAACTGCTAAGATACTAGATGATAATGTAACTGCTGCTAAGTTAGCTAACTCAATCAATACAGAAATAGCTGCTAATACAGCTAAAACAGGAATTACCTCTGGACAAGCAAGTGCTATTACAGCCAATACTTCTAAAGTAACTAATGCTACACATACAGGTGATGTAACAGGAGCAACATCTCTTACCATCGCAAATGATGCAGTTATTACAGCTAAGATATTAAATTCCAATGTAACAGATGCAAAGATAGCAACTATGTCATCTAGTAAACTAACAGGTGCTCTTCCTGCATTAGATGGTTCAGCTTTAACAGGATTAAGTGGTTCAGTAGCCAATGGTACTATGTATGAGAATGCAACAACTATCTCTGCAGATTATACTTTGACATCAGGTAAGAATGCCTTTAGTGTAGGTCCAATAACAATCAATTCAGGAAGTACAGTTACAGTGCCTTCTGGTCAAAAATGGGTGGTACTATAAATGAGTATATTATTTAATGCAGATACAAGTGATGGTTTAAAAATAACATCAGATAATTCTGGTGAAATACTATTTCAATCAGCAGGAGTTACAAAAGGTGGAGTTAATACTACAGGTCTTACTGGAGATGGGTCTCAACTAACGGGTATACCAGCAACAACAAATGCAAGTCTTTTAGTTTCAGGTACTCTACCTGATGCTAGATTTCCAGCGACTCTTCCTGCGGTTAGTGGTGCTAATTTAACTGGAATAGGTGGTGGAACTCCAACATTACTTACTACTTTAAATACAACATCAGGAACAGAATTAACAACTGATACTTTAAATTTAACTACATACAAAACAATATATGTAAAAATTACAAATATAGGGCAAGGAACAAATCTTGGTAGTAATTTGCAATGGAAAAACAATGGTGGTACTTATCAAGACCTACTTCCAGCAGCATCAGATACAGCAGAATCTGGACATGCATATATTATCTGTAGACCAGCAGAGTTAATACCAAATTATTATTCTTGGACAGACCCATGGGGAACAAGGGGTAGAGATTGGAATATTGCTGTTTCTGGTAGTCCTGGCTATAAATATACTACTGCAATGATGATTTTACCCTCAACTACAACTATATCTTTTAAATGGGCAAGTGGACAAACCTTTAATTTAGGTCAAATATTAATTTACGGTCAAACATAGGGGCAATAAAATGGCAGCAGAACAAAACACAATAGTAACCCATCATTCAGATGGAACAACAACTACAGAAGTTGTAGATTGGACAGCAGAAGAATTAGCAGCTCATGCAGAAGCAGAAGCTAATGCTTGGAAAGGTGAAAGAATAGCAGCTTATCCGTCTATAGGCGACCAACTAGATATGCAATATTGGGATAGTGTTAATAACACTACAACATGGGTAGATATAATAGCATCAGTTAAAGCAGATCATCCAAAGGGAGTTTAAACAATGAGGAGTAATACATAATGAGTACAATAATTAATGGAACCACGGGTGTAAGTCTAATCCAGGATGCTACTGTTACAACAGCTAAAATAGTAGATGCTAATGTCACTGATGCAAAAATAGCTACACTAGCAGCATCTAAATTAACTGGTGCCTTACCAGCGATTAGTGGTGCGTCCTTAACAGGAGTTGCCTCATTAGATAGTTACTCTCCTTTTGTTAATGCAACTGAAAAAGTTACAATAGCTGCAACTGCAGCAACAGGAACAATTAATTATGATACTAATACACAATCAGTAGTTTATTATACAACTGCTGCATCAGGGGATTGGACAGTTAATTTTAGAGCATCAAGTGGTGCTACATTAAACTCAGTATTATCTACAGGAGAGACTCTTACATTAGTTCATCTAGTAACTTTGACAGGTTCTGAATTTAGAAACACCGTAGTACAAGTTGATGGTTCTGCAATTACACCAGAGTGGCAAGGGGGTACAGCTCCAACAGAAGGTAATATTAATAGTATTGATTCATATACATATACAATAATTAAAACAGGGGATGCTGCCTTTACAATACTTGCTGCATTAACACAGTTTGCCTAGACTATCATATAGAGCAGTTAATTCAGCTAGAGGATATGGTCTGACTGCAGGTGTAGCAGCCTATGTTCCTGTAAACTATGCTTTTCAATATCTTGTAGTTGCTGGAGGTGGTGGCGGTGCTCAAAATGGCGGTGGCGGAGCAGGTGGTTATTTAACTGCGACAACAGGCACTATGACTCTTGGTACTACTATGACTGTTACAGTTGGCGCAGGAGGAGCCGGTAGTACTATTGGTAATAATTCTGTATTATCTGGTTCAGGTTTAACTACTGTAACTACAATTGGTGGTGGTAAAGGTAATGGTGGTTCAGGTGGCTCTGGCGGCGGAGGAAGATATGGAGGTTCTGGTGGCGGCAGTGCTACAGCAGGGCAAGGAAATGTAGGTGGTAATGGCGGTCCAGCTTCTGATAGATATCCAGGTGGCGGTGGCGGTGGAGCAGGTGCAGCGGGACAAACACCAGCAGGGAGCAGCTCAGCAGGGGGTAATGGAGGCGTAGGTTTATCATCAAGTATTACAGGTTCATCTATATATAGAGCAGGTGGTGGTGGTGGTGGTGCTGGTACAACTCAAGGTTTAGGCGGTAATGGTGGTGGTGGTAATGCTTCAAATGCTGGAGGTACAGCTAGTCCAGGAACTGCTAACACAGGTGGTGGTGGTGGTGCTATACAAGGTGGATCGTCCTATGGTGCAGGTGGTTCTGGCGTAGTTATTGCTAGAGTTCCTACATTAGATTGGACAGGTACACAAAGCAATGCAACAGTAACCACATCAGGCGATTTTACAATATTAACATTTAATTCATCAGGGAGCTTTGTTGTTTAATGAGTAATTTTGCTAAAATAAATAATGGAATTGTAGAAAAAGTAATTGTTGCAAAACAAGACTTTATAGATATACAAGAAGGTAATTGGGTACAAACATCTTATAATACTCATGGAAATGTACATCCATTAGATATGCCATTAAGAGGAAACTATGCTGGAGTTGGATATACTTATGATGAAACTAATGATATGTTTTATAGACCTCAACCTTATCCATCATGGACTTTAAATAATACATCATGGTTATGGGAAGCACCTGTGCCTTATCCTGATAACAATAATCATTATGATTGGAATGAAGAATCTTTAACTTGGGAAACCAAATGAATATGAATACAGAAGACCATAAAAAAGCTATTAAAGAGGGACTACAGGAATGGCTTGATGACAAGTTTATTGAGTTTGGAAAGTTATCTCTTAAAGGAATATTAGCAGTATTCTTAGTAGGACTAGTATACTTATGGTCAGTATCTCAAGGTTGGAAAATATGAGACCTATTATTTATATAGTAGCATTATTAGCAGCTCTACCAATAACACCTATTATTTTAAGTTTAATCTATGGATGGTCTAATACATGATAAGTTTACTATCGCATTTAATACCAATAGGACTTGGCTTCTTTGCTAAGTTAACTGCAATTAAATCTAAGCAATCACATGACGAACACAAGCTCATGCTACAAGGAATGAGTGCTAAAAGAAAGTTTATTGACAGTGCAAGAGATCAATCTAATAAAGAGTCATCCATGGCTGCTTGGAATAGAAGGTTTCTTATTGTAGTTATACTAGCTTTAGTAGCTATGTATCCTCTTGCAGGTGTTCTTGGCATTGAAACAGTAATTCCTGTAACAACAGCAGGATTTAATTTGTTTGGTTTATTTGAAATAGGTGGGGGTACAACCCTTGAAACAGTAAAAGGACTTTACAAGTTTGACGAGATATTCCAATGGGCTACTATTATTATAGAGTTCTACTTTGGTGGTCAACTAGCTAAGTCTAACTAGGAGAGTAAGAATGCCTTTTATGACAAATGGTAAGAGAGATTACAAAAAAGAACTAGCTTGGGAAAAGAAGAATAAGAAGAAGAGAGTTAAACAAAGAGCATCACGTAATGCAGCAAGAGCTAAGTTAGGACTTAAGAAGGGGGATGGTAATCATGCTTCTCATAAGAATGATAATGCAATGGATAATAGAAGAAGTAATTTAAGAGTACGTACTGCTAGTGCTAACTTAAAGAAAGAATCAAATAAGAAAAAAAGGAGAACTACATGAAATTACCACATATGATGTATAGTAAAGCAGGAAAAGGAGTAATGGTAACTACTAAGAAAAGACATCTTGAGTTAAAAGCAAAAGGGTATAGTCATACTAAAAGTAAAAGCAAAGCTAAAGTTAAAAAGGTAGCTAAAAAAAGTATGAGCCTGGGTTATTAATGAGTATAGATTATAGAGGTGAAACATTTGCAGGTTATAATAAACCTAAAAGATCTACTAAAGGTAAAAAGTCTCATGTAGTTCTTATTAAAGATGGTGGCAAAGATAGAATGATTAGATTTGGAGAGGCAGGAGCTTCTACTGCAGGTGCTCCTAAATCAGGAGAATCAGATAAAATGAAAGCTAAACGTAAATCATTTAAAGCAAGACATCGTAAAAATATAGCAAAAGGAAAGACAAGTGCTGCTTATTGGGCAGATAAAGTTAAATGGTAACTAAGGATAAACAATGACATATCTTGAAATAGTAAACAAAGTATTAGTTAGACTCAGAGAAGAGCAAGTCTCTTCTATTGCTGAAAATGAATACTCTTCATTAATCTCTGATCTTACTAATGTAACTAAAAATGAGATAGAGAATGCTTGGAATTGGAAAGCGTTAAGGAATACATTTACTATAACAACAGTAGAGGACATCTTTAATTGGAAACTAGAAGATTCTGGTACTCGTTTTAGAGTTCTTGATGCTTATAATGCTACAACAAAATCATGGATTAACTTAAGACCTACCGAGTGGATGGATGAAGCTTTTGCTTTTACTGATACACTAACAAAAGGTGCACCACAGAACTATGCTTTTAATGGAGTAGACTCTAATGGAGATACTCAAGTAGATTTATTTCCTGTACCTGATAAAGAATATATCATTAGAATTAATGCTGTAATACCTCAAGTAGACTTAGTATTACCAGCTGACGTACCTTTAATACCAGCACAGTTAATTATAGAAGGGACAATTGCTAGGGCTATTAGTGAAAGAGGGGAAGATGGGGGAATGCAGGACCAAGAACTTAGATACCAAAGACTTCTTTCTGACTACATTGCTATTGAAGCAGGACAGAAGCCTTATGAAACTATATGGATGGCAGTATAGTGGCAGGACAGTTACAGCCAATTAGCCTGCTCTCTCCAGGTTTCCTAGGTTTAAATACACAGGATGCTAAAGTAGGTTTAGACAGTGGCTATGCTATTAAAGCTAATAACTGTATTATTGATCAATATGGTAGACTAGGTAGTAGACAAGGATATACTTTAACTACTGCAACTCCAGGGGACTTAACTTCTACTAAGAATATTGAATCCCTCTTTGAGTTTAAAACTACTGCGGGTGGTATTGTTGTTTTTTCAGGGGGTAACCTTAAGTTATATACAGGAACTACTACATTAGCTACTTCTCTTTTTTATATAGCTGATCAGGCAACAGCAGTATCATTAACTTTTACAGCAAATAGATGGCAGTTTGCATCAGCAGCTGAGGGCTTAGGAGTAGCTGGAGTTATTAATGGATTTGCAGTACAGAAATCACATAGAGCTATGGTCTATAGAAAAGCTACATCAGGAGCATTAGCTGGTACATACATATGGCAACGTATTGGAACAGATGGTTATGGAAAAAGACCAACTGGAGTAACAACATTTGATCCTGATACAATGTTATCAGCTTATGGAAGAACTTGGGTATCAGGCTTAACAGAAAATAAACATACTCTTTTCTTTTCAAAGTTATTAGATCCAAGTAATTTCGTAGATGCCGGCTCAGGTGTATTAGATATAAGTAGTGTTGTAGGTAATGGTGATGAGATAGTAGGGCTAGCACAACATAATGGATTCTTAATTATATTCTGTAAAGAAAACATATTAATATATTCAGGTGCTGATGATCCTACCACAATGACATTAGTTGATACAATAGAAGGAGTAGGATGTGTATCTAGGGACTCTATACAAGCCACTGGTACAGACTTAATCTATTTATCGAAGTCAGGTATTAGATCTCTTAAGAGAGTGGTTCAAGAGAAGTCTTTACCTATGAGAGAATTGTCTTTAAATATTAGAGAAGACATTGTAGACTACTTAGCAGTTGAACCAAACTTTGATAATATTAAGTCAGTTTACTATGAGAAGGAAGCATTTTATTTATTAACCTTCCCTGCCTCTAAGATTATGATTTATGTAGATTTAAGAACAGCTCTACCTAATGGCGCAGCTAGGATAACTACTTGGTCCTTAGATGATGGAAGTATGTTTACTAGCTTTACAGCAACAGAAGACAGAAAGTTATATATAGGAGTTACTGGTGGTATAGGAAATTATTCTGGATATAGGGATAATACTGATACATATCAACTTGTTTATAAATCTCCATTCTCTGATGTAGGTGGTGGAGTATCTAAGAAGTTCTTAAAGCGAGCTAAGTTACTAGTTATTGGTTCTGGTACTCAGGACTTTACCTTTCAGTATGGGTATGACTATACACTTAATCCTAGAACAGTAGTACTATCAAGAGATTTAGGTACAGGCGTATATGCTAAATTTGCTAGTACTACATCATTATATGCAGTAAGTAAATATTCTTCAGTAGGGATTGGTGTACAAGAGGTAAAAGTTCCTTTAGGAGGACATGGTGAAACATTTGCATTTGGAATAGTAGCAACAATTGACAATGAGAATGTAAGTATTCAAAAAATAGATTTATTTTTAAAAATAGGGAAGAGTTCATAATGACTGATTATACAAAGACAACAAACTTTTTAGCAAAGGATTCTTTACCAGATTCTGATACAGCTAAGATTATTAGAGGATCAGAGTTTGATACAGAATTTAATAGCTTAGTAACAGCTGTAGCAAGTAAAGCAAATACTTTATCTCCAGTATTAACTGGAACTCCAGCAGGTCCTACAGCGACCTCTACAACAAATACAACACAGCTAGCAACAACAGCTTACGTAACAACAGCAGTAGGGGCTTCATTTCCTACAGGTGGTATTATTTTATGGTCAGGAGCAGAGGCTGCAATTCCTTCAGGATGGATACTTTGTAATGGTTCAGGTGGATCACCAGATTTAAGAGATAGATTTGTTGTAGGTGCAGGAACTACTTATGCTGTAAATGCTACTGGTGGTAGTGCAAATGCTGTAGCAGTAAACCATACTCATACAGGAAGTGTAACAGATCCTGGACATGCTCACGCAATTCTTTATCAGTCTACTGTAGCTGGAGGTGCTTATGGTTCATCAACTTCTGGAACTTCATCAGGAACAACAACAGATTCTAACACAACTGGTATATCAATAACAGTAAACCCATTAACTGGAGAAGCAGGTACTAATAAGAACTTACCTCCATACTTTGCACTATGTTATATTTATAAAACTTAAAGTATGACACCAGAAGATATCGCAAGATATGAAAAGAAGTCTAATAGTAAGTTTGATGATACTAATTTAATAGATAATGAACATGGTTTTATGAGTTGGAAGGTAGATGGAGATCACTTTGTTTGTCTTAGTGCTTATGGTGATGGTGTATACTGGGATAAGTATATGAATGAGTTAGCAAAGCAGTTGGGGTGTACAAAGATATTAACTAGTACAGAAAGAAAGAGCTACAAGGCATATGTAAGGAAGTATAATTTTAAATTAGTAGGATACATTTTAGAGAAAGGGGTGGTTTAATTATGAGTGGATTTATAGGTAAATTAACAGGATCAACAAAGGCTGCTAAGCAGGCAGATGAACGTTATCGTGCCGCTGCTGATAGAGCAGTATATAATCCCTGGGATGTCAGTGGTTCTTACTATGGTGATGCCTCCTTTAATAAGGATGCAAAAACAGCTAGTTACAACTTATCTCCAGAGCTTATTAAGCTACGTGATATGTTTATGGGAGAGTCCTTTAATATTGGAGAAGATGCGGCTTCGGCTGCAGCTGATGCTGACAAAGTAAAAGGATTTGGTAGAGACTTAGTTAATGATGCTATTGGTGGTAGTATTGCAGATTCAGCTACAGGCTACTATAATGATATACAAAGTATTATGGCTCCTCAACGAACACGAGACCAACTAAGCTTATCTTCTAATCTATTTAACTCAGGTAGATCAGGAGTAGGTATATCTGAAGGTACTGGTGGGTATCTTAATCCAGAAAGAACAGAGTACTTAACTAGTTTGAATAGAGAAAATAGTCAGATGGCTTATGATTCTTATGGTAGAGCTAGAGATGAACAACGTGGTGATATAAACTATGGTTTAGGATTATCAGGAGCAGCGGATCAACTTAGAAGTAATCCATTTACTCAAGCTAATCAGATGTTTGCTTTAGGACAAGGAGTAGAGAATGTTGGTATGACACCATTTAATCAGGGTATTCAATTAGGTACTAGTTCAATACCAGGACAACAGATGCAACAAGCAGGATATAATATGGGTACAGCCGCTAGGTTTGGTGCTGACCAAGCTAACGTTGGTATGTTTACAAACTTACTAGCTTCAGGTGCTAATGCTTATGGTGGAGGAAGTTCATTTGGTGGAAGTAGTGGTGGTTCTTATGGTATGCCTGGTTCAGGTACACCTTCTTATGGTACATCAGCTTATTGGGGAGGAAGATAATGGCTATGACACTAGATAAACTATTTAACTTTGATGAACAGACATTAGCTCGTCAGGTTATGAATGAAAGAAAGTATGCTCAAACGGCAGCTAATGATAAGAATGGCTGGGGTAATACAGTAGCAGGGTTTAGTAGACTAACAGATAATGTAGTAGGTCCTGGAGGAGCTCTAGGTGTTAAAGACCCTATACTTGAAGAGAAAGCTTTAGTAGAAACTGCTTTTGCTAATGCTCAGAATAACTTAACTCCAGAAGAATTAGCTGATCCTACTGTACTATATACTAAGATGTTAGGAGAACTACAGAATGTAGGAGCTCCTGCTAAGTATACAATGGGTTTATCTAAAATGATAGAAGAACAAAAGAATGCTACTCTTACAGCAGAAGGGAATGCTGCTTATAAACAATTGACAGTAGACAATGCACAAGATACAGCACGTATAAATCAAGCCATTAAGAGAGAAAAACAAAAAGAAAAAAAAGAACAAGAGTTTAATAAAAATATGAAAACAACAGGCTTAGGTGGTGATAGAGCTTTGAATGATTATATTCTTGCAGCTTTTCCTGATATTAATGGTCCAGCTAAAACTAAGTTATTTAATCAATTAAAAACAGAAGC